GCCCACCAACTTCCTTACTTCATTAAGAATGTACCTGTTTCGGAGCGTCCGGCTATGCTAATGCAGATGTATTCCGTTGATGCCATTTATTTGGCGACAGATTACACTTCTTTTGAAGGACACTTTATACCTAAAGTGATGGAAGCCATAGAATGTACGTTATATGATTACATGATTCAATATTTGCCCGAGCGTGAATGGTTTAAGAGTTCTTTTATTTCTACCATACTCGGAGTTAATAATTGTAATTTTTATTATTTCACTCTTAAAATACAAGGCACGCGAATGTCTGGTGAAATGAATACGTCTTTGGGAAATGGTTTCTCAAACTTGATGATAATGTTATTTATATGTGAGGAAAGAAAAATTCCTGAGCCACCTGGTTTTGTTGAAGGTGATGATGGAATTTTTAGATTTAAAAATAGGTTTAACATTCCTACTGTACAGGATTATGCTGATCTTGGTTTTACCATCAAAATTGAACAACACATTAATTTAGCTACGGCTAGTTTTTGTGGTATAATATTTGATGAAGAAGACCAGTGTAATCTTACTAACCCGATTTCAGCTCTTCTGGAGTTTGGTTGGACAACTCGTCGTTATAGTAGGTCAAAGAGTAAGGTCTTGTTTGAATTGTTGAGAGCCAAATCTTACTCCATGTTGTATTCATATCCAGGTTGCCCTATATTGAGGGCCTTGGCCGAATATGGAATACGGATTACTCAAGGTTATTATGCTCGTTTTAATATTCAGAATGAATATCAGAGGGAGCGTTATCAACACATTGTTCCTTGGCTACAAGACAACTTTGGGATGGAGTCTCAAGTTGGAGCTCTTATTAGCAAGTGTGTGTTTCCATGGGAAACTAATCCCCGTCTTAGGGGAATTGTAGTTGGTAGTGGAAGCAGAAATCTCGTATACTTGAAATATGGGATTCCTGTTGATACTCAAATTTTATTTGAGAATTATTTGAACAATCTCACTGAACTTCAAGTTTTGGACAGTGATTTATTATTATCTTTTATTAATAAAGATGTTCTTGATTATTCTAG